CAGATACCACATTAGATAGAAGTCCTTCTTCTAAAAGAACTTCATGAATGCACTCTTTAACGAGTGGCTTGATTAATTGTTTTAGATCTGATTTTTTCATATTACTCTCTTGTTAATTCCAGCTAATTTCTGCCAAAAATTGAGAACTTCTTTCTCTTCACGAATGCCACCTATGGCCTTGGTCCACGATCCTTCAGGAGGTTTTCTGAGCTTCCGGGGCTTTTCTTCCTCTTCTTCCTCTCCACGTCGTGGGTGCGCCAGGCGGCCGGTGGGTGGCTTGCTCCGAGGGGGCTCCCAGGATGCTGCAGCTAGTCTACCTTCTGGGCCCGGAGCAGTCGGCGGTGTTGGGTCCTCGATAGGGACCGGTCCTTCCGGGGCTGCTGCAGTTTCCGGCTCGTCATCTTCCTGTTCCACCTCGCCAGGTGCAGGCTCCATTGACGACGGAGATCTGAGCGCGGCGCTAGATTCGCGATCGAGGCGGAGTTTATACATGCGAAGCAGGTTTGCTATAGCGCCGCGGGCGGCTTCTTTTTGCGTAGGGTCGGCGATCTGTGTCAGCGCTGCCAATGTATTATCGAGAGAGATTGTTTGTTTCGAGGCCTCTTCAAGCACGTTAAATCCGGCCGCAGTTAAATCTGCCCGGAGGCCTTTGAGAATACGACTCATATCTTTTCCTTGAATGCCTGCTTTGGCTAGTAAAGATTGAATGCCTTTGCCGCCTTTACCGCGGAAAATCATGATATTGCCCTTTCCCTCGTCTTCCTCTGATTCGGGTTCAGGCTCTGGTTCGGGCTCTGGTTCTGCTGCGGCGGCGGCGGTTGCAAATTTGATTGTGTTCATTTTTGCCCATTGGTTTAATGCCTTCAAAAGCTGCTTGGTTTGGGCAGCTTCGAGACCAAGAGTTTGTATGAAGCCCATTAGTTCTTGAGTGCTCTCGGCACTAAAAACTCTATCTTGTTCTGACGGGGATCCTGTTAGTGTTACGGCTTCTAGCATTATGCCTTCATCGTCAGCCAGCTCTGCCATTTTGTCCATTAAAGCTGTCTTTTGTTGGGAGCTTAAAAATCTTATTGATTGTAATATATTTTCTAATTTTCCCTGCCCATACACGTCCACATCTTGGGGTTTTGCTCGGGAGTATTCTTCTCCGGCTTCTGCTGCTTGTTTTTCAGCTTCTTTTTCCCACTTTGCTTTTCCAAAGCCAAAAAGCTCTTCCACTTTTTCTGGCTCTTCGTTGACGTGTTGTCTCCAAGATTCCATTAAAAGTCTGTCTTTTTCAAAACTGGACCACTTACTCATTGTCTAAAACCTCATTAAGGAGGCGGTTTATTCTATCAGCTTTTGTAAAAATATTTGGGCTGTTTAAGTCTTTTGCTTCTTTCATCATATAAGCGCCCGGGGTAGATGGCTCTGAAACAAAATCGAAACAAATCAATTGAAAATCATCTTCAACGATGGTGCTCCCTTGATTTTCGCTGACGGAACCCATTCCCCGTGAAGAGATGCCGAGCTTTACACCCGACTCTACAAGTGAGCGCAAGATGCCACCAGAAGGGGTGTTAAGAACTTGAACTTTACCCATCACATCTTGTCCATTCCACCACACCTCTGTAACCATGTGGGAGGCATTTTTAAGATTAATAACGGAATCGTCAGGGTGGTCTAATTCTCCTAGAGCGCGGCGTTCTCTTACAAGCTTCTTATAATTTTCAACTTCGCGCACTAAAACCTTATGAGGATATATGCGGCCATTGCCATTCTGTGTGTCTGATCTTTGCATGACTCCTGAGAGGATCATTCCACCATCTGCTACGTATCGCTTTTCTTCTTCTGTTAAAAGATCTTGACAAACGCCGCCTTCGCAAAGTTCATAATATTCTCGTAAAAGCACTTTACCCATAGCTAACTCCCTTTGCAACAATGACGAACTGGCTGCAGCATCCATTTATTAATCCAAACGTTTATGTTCATGTTTTATTCCTTCGTCTCCAAAAATCATATTTAATACGTATGACGTTCCTGATGATAACCATCCTAAAAGGAAGAAATTCACAACGCTTACGTCAAAACTAAATAGTTCTGTGAAAGGAGAAAGTAGCATTAAAACCCAGCCGACATGAAAACCTATACACATCGGGCAACAAACCAACTCTCCCAGCTTTCCTTTGGTTGGTCTTATGCGATCAAATATCTTACCATATACCAACGATTGTGTAAGGCCATATGCTGCCAAAACAAAATATAATAATTCCATCAATGCCTCTATATCGTATACAAGTAACTTAATGAATATGGATCTCTAATAAATCCTGGTCGAATTGAGCCTTGATCGGTACTTTGTGGAACATCTCCTAACTCGGTGGAATCGGCCTTCTCGGGATGAAGGAGTTCATCGTCATTCATTGAAATAATCGCCTCGGTATTCTCAAAGTATGGGCGTTCTTCATCAATAAATTTTGAAACACTGATAAGAGCCATTTTGGGTGCGCTGATACCTTCTGACATTGGGGTTTCCAGTATTGCTTCTATGGATCCTCCAAACGCGCCGGCTTGAATCGATTCTGGAATGACTATTCCTTTTTTCTTTAGGAAGGCAAACAAGCGGTTTTGTGCGCCATAAACCAAATCACTCATTGTTTCTTTTGGAAAAGCAATTATTTTGTTTTTTGCCGGCGAAAGTACGATATCAACATCGCCGTGATCAAAAATCATCAGATCACCATTTAAGCTTTTTCTTAGTTGTAATTCTAGGGTAACTGTTTTTTCAGCCGGTGGTGCACCAACTTTAATTACTATTGCCATTCTCGTAAATTTCCTTTACTAGTTGTTGTGTCTTGATAACTGTTGTGACGATCTTTTCGTCGATTGGCTTTGTAGAAAAGGAACTCAACTTTTCTATAATCTTGTCTGTTTTTTCGGACATTTCAGAATCATTTTTAATCTCATCTCTCGTCTTTGCTTCTTGGAGTTTTTCTTTTAATCTATAAATTTCTTCGTTAAGAAACACTTTTAACTCTAAAGCATTATCAGCAAAGGACGAAATGTAACAACTTAAGAGTTGTTTCTGTTCTTGTAATAATTCATTTTCATATTTTTTATTAAATTTATCAACAAATATCTCATAAATAAATTTATCGCTAGGGACAGCGGGAGGTTCTGGAAGAGACTCGGTCATATATTGTATAATTTGATTTTCTAAAATCACAGAATTTTTGGGAGTTTGTTTGTGTAAAAATATTTGAGCAATTGATGCCAGTGTTTTATAGTTTGGAACATAATTATCAAACACACTTGGTGAGATGGTTTTGTTAATGTCATTTATTAAATCAGTTTGCTGCTTAAAAAGGCTGTGCGGATCAATTAATCTACTTGCTATTCTGGCCTCTGTAACAATTTTCTGTGCTAGCACTTGTGATAGGCTGTGACTCTTATATAGTGACTGATAGCATCCCAGATCTTTTTTGAGCAAACTATCATAGTTGAAGTGCTTTTTAATTATGTTTAATGCTGTGTTTCTTTTTTCTGTATCTCCTCGCATCGCCGCCACGGTTGCTTCTCTAATAAGCGCCTCATATATAAACGCTGTATTTCTCTTTTTGTTGTGTCTAATTTTCATCTTCTTGCTCCGTTTTGGTTTCTTCTTCTTTTGTTTCCAGTTCACTGATTAAATTACGAACAGATTTATTTATATGAAACAATTTGTCTTCTTCTCTTTCTTCCCTCAAACTATAAATAGACTCTTCGCTTCCATAAATACCTTCTGTGATTCCGTTTGCCAGTCCGTTTACTTTTGCGAGATTCATAATGTCGTGCGCACCCGGTACAATTTGTCTAAGAGGGGCGCGCCCAAACTCACTAGCTGCTGATGATAAGCTAACTTTGCGGCGCCCTACATTATGATCGCTAGAGCCGGGTTTCTTAGGATAATGCAGTTTTCCCTTGTCGCCTTTTGTGCGGTGAGGGTTTTTTTCGTGACGGGGAGATGGACGGGATCCCGGGGGAGTTGCCAAAAGTGCGGACTCTTCTTCGGCGCCGCCTTCTTCTGGGGCTAGTTCTTCTAGGCCGGCCTCACCTGCCGGCATTTCTTCTGGACCGCCTAGGTCCATGCCTAGTTCGCCGCCCATCTCGGCGCCCAGCGCTCCGCCGGTCTCCGCCGCTGCTGCAGCCTCTGCAACTTGTTGCAAGGAAGCATCCTGCTTGCGATCATAATACATCTCTCGTTGGTTACGAATGAATTCTTCATGAGACATCCCAAAGACATGCTCAGTAACCCAGCGACGTGAGAAGTATCCTTCTGTCGCTGAAGCTGCGATATCGAACTTTTGTTTCCAATGTTCTAACTCTTGAAGCTCCGCAATCTTGGAAGGATTGTTGAGGGATAGATCAAAGGCCAGCAAATCATCACCCCTAAAACCAAGAGTGTACAAGTGAATAATACCAATCTTTGTAAGCTCGGCAATTATAACTCTCTGGAGCCTTTGGATGGTTCTTGCAAAACGAATATCTTTTTGAGCGAGAGTTGTTTTGTCTTCTGCTGCTTCTTCTCCCATGGAAAGATATGCCTGCGGAACTTTTAGCGCAGAGAATAGCTTGTCGCGAAGGTATTTGATATCGTCGATCGCTGTGATGTTCTGGGCGCCCGGCAACGAGACGATGTCGGTTGCCGACCCGGCACGGACTGGAATAAAGTAATCCTCTTCAATCGACATTGGATTATATCGAAGATCAACTCGTCCGGTGTCTGGATCAACTACTTGGTGGCGCTTAAGCTGCGTAACAATCTTTTGCATATATTGCTCCACATCCTGCGGCGGAATGGCGCCCACATCAATCTTAAATACTCGTCGTTCGGAAGAACGAATGACACGATAAGCCATCATAGCATCTTCCATAAGTGTAAGCTGACGCCAAATGCGGCGGCAAGCCTCAAGAACGGAGGTTCCATAGGGCATATATTTATCATTACCTAAAATACGAAAATGGGCGATCTGCCAGTTTTCGAATGTCATGCCGGCAGAGTTCCACTGATATTGAACATAATTTGGATTGGTGGAGTCCTGGCCTTCGAGGCGTTCGACTTCTTGTGGCGGAAGAGCTATAACTGATTGAACACCATACTTTTCATCAATCTCTAGATATAAGACGAAGTCGCCATATTTGCACATTGTCCGAGCCCAGCCAAAAAGATTGCTTTGTAAATTTAAAACATTTGTATAAAGCACGTCCAAAACTGCGCGAAGTTCCTCATTAGGACATTTAATGTTTAGCATCGGACTCAACTGAGAATAGGTAGTCATTTCATCAGCATAGATATCTAACGAAGATGCAATCTCTGGCATATATTCCATCTGATCAAAATCCACGTATCGCTCGGAGCGTCTTTGGTTAGCAATGGCATTCGACGCAATTGAATCTAAAGGATTATAAAGCGTCTTTTTAAACTGCTGACCCGAGGCAGATTTAAATCTAGAAGAGAATTTATCTAGATGCTGTCTTCTAATGCGGCGCCCGGATTGGGAGCGGTAACTAATAATGGGCCCAGAAAACAATCTGGTGAGCGCCTTAAATAAGGTTGATTCTGAGTCTCTAGGGTTGCGTTGTTGTGGCATTTATTTTCTCACTTTATAATCCAGTTAAATTCATCATACATTTTTCTAGCTTCATTCATTTTATCAAAAACATTATCTTTCTTGTAGCCAATTTGTCCTTTTATTTGAGTATTCATGGTCGTAGTACTAATAATAACAGCATCAGCAAAAGCTTTTTGATAATTTAAATCTCTAGCATTTGCTTGAAGTGCTGTGTCGCGAATCCAGCATGCAATCGCAAGAGCCATGATCAAATCATCATGATAGCTTTTCATTGCCTGTGGCTTGCCGTTCCTCCATATAAAAGTCTTCATCTCGTTAACTGTGCGTGATGAGTATACTTTAATTAGTTTATTTCTGATAAACTCCTCTAATTTCGCAACTATAAGGGGGCGTGTCTTCATTGAAGTGGTAAACCCTGGAACTGCGGAGTTGTGTGCTTCTGCCTGGTGTTGCTCGATGTATTCATGAGTTGACTTAATTGAATGGTATAGGTTGGGGTATTGATAGTCGATTAACTTATCCAACACCGAATAACCAATATTATTATTTTCAACCACCAACATGCATCCTCCAAATTCTCTACCAATTTGATTAAGCATTCCAGCATACATATCTATTGTGGGTTTTCCTTGATACTCTCCGACCACCTCTAAGGTTTCAAGCTTAACGATGTGAAATGCAGAATTATCAGCACCATCGCCTCTCGCCACATCTGCCACCATTAAATAATTGCACGTAGGGTCGAACTCTTCCCAAATCCAAAAGTTACGATCAAATCCTGTGCGATATTTTGGTTCCTTAACGGTGGATAATAGCCACTCCATGCATTCGGAATCAATTACGGTCTCGCCAGATGTATTGAAATTACACTTAAGCTCTTGGGCGATTTGTCGCTTGGACATGTTCTTGGTTTCTTTCTTATACCACAGATCATCGCGTTCTGGGTGTACCTCCCACGGGAGAGTGGTTAAATGAAAATTGTTTGTGCCGGCTTCGGCATCGCTGCATATTTTGTGAAACCAGTTACCGACGCCATTCGGGGTAGACAAGGCGATGCAGCGCCCACCGGTGGACAGCGTAGGATATAGACCCGTCCATAGCTCCTCAAGGTTCTCGATGTGGGCTGCCTCATCAAGCACTAAAAGCGACAATGCTTCCGAACGCCCAGCGTCACCGGACGTAGAAGCAGCCTTGATGGATGAGCCATTAGAAAGCTCAAAGGATGTCCGATTGTCAACATCAATCGTTGAGATTTTCAACCAATCGGGCAGATTGCGCATGATGCTTTTAACTTTCTTGACAAGGTTGCCGGCCGTCGCAAACTTTGTCGCCATAACAAGAATCGCCTTATCACGATGAAATAACATCATCCAGACAACGTAACCTGCTGTAATTGTTGAGATTCCAAGCTGACGTGCTTTGAGGATTACATTAAAGCGATAGTCATTAAACTCTTTGAGTAGTTCATCTTGAAAGTCGTAAGTATCAAAAAGAATCTGCCCGTACATCGGGTGTGATATGCGGGCATACGTGTTGAGAAAATAAGATGGATCTTTACCGCACTTTAAAATCTCTTTGACTCTCTGCTTTTTGTTTAATTGAAAACTCATACATCTTTCAGTGCCGCAATAATCTCTTCACGATTCAGGAGGGTTCCTTCCAAATCCCGCATGAGCATTTTTTCATGCCCAGCGTCAATGGCCATATCAATCAGCTCTCCGTCTGGTATTTGTTTGAGGCCTTCGGGATCAAGCACATCATATTTCTCTTCTGGTCCGAAACCAAACTGATAATCACTTAACGCTTCCTTAATCAAAGATATCATTTCTTCAAGCTGAAAGCCGACAACTGGACGACCTTCGGCGCCGGGAGTATAAAATAATTCCGGCTCTTCCTCTTCGGGCTCACCTATCTCAACACCAGGAAGCTTTTCAAAAACTAGTTCAAATATCTCTGAAACCTCTTCTGGATCTTTGCCGTGGATCAATTCGCCAATTGTTGTAACAAGCTCATCTTGACTCATTTCGGCACGAAGAGGCTTTTCCATGGGATAGGTTTCTTCTGAACTGGGCTGATCTTTTACCAATTCGTGAGGAGGAGGGCCTTCCCATGGTTCATCCCCTTTTATGTGCTTCAGAAATTTTTGATGAATGTCTTTGGTATAAGCCTCATCTATGCCCTCTTCCTTAATGTATTCATCAAGGATGATACGATAAAGATCGTGGCGCGAGATGTTCATTTGATTTTAGTCTCCGCCGTTCTTTGGGCGAGTGTCGTTTTGCGGACGGGCGCCTTTCCAGCCTCCTAGGTCGAGAAAAGACTTCCAGCCACTCTCCACATTGTCTTTTGATTCTGCATCGATCTTCATGGCTTCGTCTAAGCCGCCAACTTTGTAATGCATCTTGGCGGTAACCCAAGAGCGTACACGAGAAGATGTCTCAACTCGAACATCAATTTCACCTTCCTCTGTGAGGCTTACAGATTTTCCAGTAATCTTTTTGTATTCTTTCTTTAGGAAGGAGGCAATGTCAGCAATTCGTTGTTCAATTTCGCCCTCAAATCCATTTGTATATACTTCTTTAAGCTGTACATCTGATTGATACTTAATACATATCATGTTGCCATAAAACACAACATTAAAGCCATCCATTACGCGCTTGTCTAATATTGGATTGCCCTCCTCTCTCTGCAGGCCGGCCTTTAAGGGCTCGCCGTTTTCATCGAGAGCACCATCATATGCATTTGCGGCGGCTTGCGATAAGCCCTGTACGATTTCATAAACGGTTGCCATATTTTATTTCCTTTTAACTCTGACTCTGTGTCGTTTGTTTTCTTGCATTGCAGGCACACCGACGGGTTCTCCCGCGCCAGGCGCAGCAGGAACCTGTCCCCCAAGTTCAAGGGCGCGGTCCATAAACTTATCAATTTGGCTGACTCCCTTTACGGTACCTTGCTGTTGTAGCATCTGCATCATTGTTTGTAGTTTTTTGTATAGCTCCAGTTCTTGGCCGGACAACTTTGCGGCGCCGCGAAGTCGCGACTGCTCTATGTCTTGTTTTACAAGATCTTGACGAGAAACTTTCTCTCCCTCCAGCACTTCTCTAACAATATCTTTAAGTATCTTTTGGTTTAGTTTCGTCATTTTTTGGTCTCCATCCTTCTACTAACCATCTTTCTTCTCTATCCTCAACATATTTAATATAGCAATGATTGCAGCAATTAAACTTGACGAGACAAACATCATCCAGTGATATCCTTGGAAAAGATCCGCAGACCGAACAACATTTTAAAGATTCTCTATTAAGTAGTTTTTTCGTTACCTTTATACCCTTAATATCAATTTTCTCTTCATACTCTTCGTTTTTCTTTATTTTTTGATAAAGGGCGCGTATCTGCTCAAGGTATTCTTTCTCTTTATCCTCGTCCCAATTTGCTTTTGGGTTAGTAATTGCTTCGGCACCATACTTTTCACTAATGGCCTTTTCGACTGCTGCAATGTAATTTAAATCTTTATCTTTCATCGAATGCCCTATAAGCTCCATAGGTGGTTGCAGATCCGAGCACAATCCCACCAACAAACCACCATGTCTTATTGCGCGCCGAGGTCTTTTTTAGTGACTTAACGAGCGCTTGAATCTCTCTGTCCTTTTGTGTGATGAATAAATCATATTCTTGGGTAAGGGCTTTGTATTCTATATTCAAAGTTTCTATTTCATAGCGATGAATTTCTTGTTGCTTGTTCAACTCATATTGTACTAAGTTATCACACGCAGGAATAAAACGATCATATCCTGCTAATATCTCTGCGATCGCCTGCTTGTTAAAAAGCACCCCTTCAAATGGGGCGCACTGGTTTTCCCCCAAAATGGTAAACTGGCCCGAATCGGCATTGGCGGACAAAGTGAGCATAAGCAGCAGATTAAGGAGAAACATATTTCAACCCAAGCGTGGTCTCTATATCACTAATTAGTCCTTCTTTGTCTTCGCTGAACTTTCTTACATACTCTCGTGTCTTTCTTCCTTGTTCTTCATCCAATTCTTGAAGAGTGACTTCATACTCTCTTTCTAGTGAGGCTAACTCCTCAAGATAACTCTCCATAAGCAATTGCTTTTCGTGCATCTCTTGTTCGTGAATATCTATTAGCCCTTCGATTTGAGCTTCTGTGGACTCTATCCTTGTCTGATATACGTTCTCCATCAGGTGGTAATCGTAGCGAGTCTTTAATACTACAACCAGAAGAAGCAACACGATTAGTATTGCTTTCCAATTCTTCAGTGCAAACTCTAATATTTTCTTCTTAATCATTATGCCCCCGCAATCTAGCGATGGCATCAATAATCGTTTGACCGCCAATATAGATTGCTGAGATGATTACCCAATCTTCGCTGGTCACATGACCTGTAAATGTAAGGCCTGTCGCTGTTGACCATACTAATAGCTTGCGGGATGTTAGTTTTGCTAGCCATGTGTCAACGAAGGCTTTTGTTGTTGCCATCATTACTTACCTCTCTTTGCTTTTGATATTTCGACTGCTGCTAGTTGTGCTAGCGCAGCCTTTTTTGATTTTGGTTTTTTAGATAGTTCTCGACCACTTGATGATGCCGCCTTGTAGCCACCTTTGACCTTCTTAATTTTTTCATCTAGATCAAACATGTCTGATGGTGCGGGCTCGCCGAAACTTGCGTGATGCAAAATCTCTATTGCCTCATTCAGAATTTCATTCAAAATCTTCTCGGCTGTCTCTTCGGGGAGATTCTCTATGTCGATCTGAACCTTTTCTCGTATTGCCAAAAGCGTATCTCGGGCGGCGCGGTGTTCTGGTTCGGGCTCGGTGGCTTCTGGGGCTATTTTGATGCCCAGGCGCGAGGCCCATTCCCCTGAGTCGGGGTCATATGCTTCTTCCATCTCTTCTTTAATGATCTGCTTAAGTTGGGACTTGGTGATTTTCATGTTGCTAATCCATTCATGCTTAGTATTAAAACCTCTCACCTTCTGGTCCAGTATTTTTATCATACCTTCTCTCTTCGCCATTTCCAAAATTAACCATCAAATAAACACCAGCGGGAATTTGATCGGCTGTTAATTTCGTGTTTGGTTCTACCATATCTGCTAGTTTTGATACGTATCCAGCTTTATATCTTTTACCATCTTCCATAGTTGCG